CATGGGGCAATTAGAGCAACACAGTTTTAGAGGACCACATGTTAGAATTTGGTGAATACAAGCCTGACATTCCACCTCTCTTAAATGATGGGCTCACTCGCGCTGAAGGTGTGCTTCCTCAAGAAATTGGTTATGTACCGATTAATCAATTCTCCGATGTTACCACCACTCCATTAGCAGAAAGGCCACAAGGCGCTTTTACTGCAAGAGATGATACTGCAGTTGGAACTACTTATTTTTTTGTTGGCACCAAAACATACCTTTATCAATTAAATGGTGCGACATGGACTGATGTATCAGGCGCTACCTATACTACAGACCCTGTAGAGCGATGGAATTTCATTCAATGGGGCAACGAGGTAATTGCTACAAATTATGCCGATGTGCCACAAGTGAAAACATTAAGCGGTGGTAACTTTGCAGCATTGGGCGGCTCCCCTCCAAGAGCAAGATATATTGCGGCTGTTGATAATTTTGTAGTATTGGGCAATATTCTAGATGCCGGTAGTTATTATCCTCTGAGGATCCAATGGTCTGGATATAATGTAAATAACAGTTGGGCATCGAGTTCTATAACACAGGCAGGGACTCTTGATTTAACCAACAATGGTGGCTGGATAATGGGTATTGTTGGTGGGGATGTTGGGGTTATATTCCAAGAGTTCTGCATTACCACGATGTCTTATCAAGGTAGTCCATTAGTTTGGCAATTTGATTTACAGGAGCAAGATCGGGGTGCTTATGCGCCTGGTGGTATTCAGCCTATTGGAGATAATATTGCCTATATTGCCCATGCACACCATTAAAATTACTAGTAATGCGCCTACAAGTTTTTAATGCTCTGTCTCGATTTTCTAAACATTTAGCAGCCATCATTGGATCTAAAATCACCGTATCATATAACTGATATTCTGCTTCTTGCTCTATTAACTGCTCTGTCTCTGGATTATTAGTAAAATCGTTAGAATCGCCGCTAGCGGATAAATCTGCATAATATTTTTCGTAGAACACTTGAACAACGTATACCTGATCTGGAATAGGATAAAAATAAATGTTCTCATTAAACCACGCATAACTAAGAGGTAACCCCGGATTGTCATTGACATTGCTTTGAATAACCCTATCTACTGCCCACTCATCGACAGAATAATAAGTTCCACCAACTTCCTGCAAATAAAATACACCAGCCGTACTGTTGTATTTAATCGTATAAACTTGACCAGATGTAAAGTCACCAGCCTGTAAAGCCACAGCATTTGGACGCGTTATACTTTTAGCCCCTAAAGCTGAAATATTAATTGTGCTCGCACCAGTATTGGTGGCAGATGATTTCACAAAATATATATCACCGTTAGAATAACTTGTTGCCGCCGGACTCGGCGTCAAAGTATAAGTATCAGCAACGCCCCCAGTAGTCGTAATAGTAGAGGTGGACTGATTTACCCTCAAATAATCAACAATTCTAATATTGCTAGGTAAGCCGTCCGCCGTATCATAATTCCATTGTCCGTTAGCAGTCGTGAAGTTGGCACTTGTGGATGAAAACCAGAATGGAATTGAAGCATATTTTCTAATAGCACGGTTGATTTCACGCTGAATCTGCGTAGTTAAATCCGACCGGTTCAAATCGTCAGCAATCTTTGCCTGCATCTGTGCATATGTACTCATGTTCCCCCACAAGTAGCCTGTCTAATGTGTGACGATAAACCACGCTTGTCTTTAAATTCCTTGCTACAAGAAGGACAAATCGCAGCGTTCATTCGCGATGCACTATCAATCATAACCTCTTTTAGGATTTCCAGAACAGGAGGCTTAGCAAGCCTTTCCTGCTCTTTCAAAAGCTCATACTCTCGATCGCGACGAGCCTGTAAATATCTATACCGCGCCTGTAGCATGCCATTGTTCTGCATGTAACCTCGCTTTATATTTTGGAACGCGCTTGCCATCCAAATCCATAGCATGAATCGAATTACCCATTAACTCTTCCCACGGCCTAATAGAGTTCATGTACTGATGCTCTTTAGCCCAATCCATAGCATATGGACTATCTTGCGTTAACGGATAAGCTGGCATACCTTGCGTATAATGGATCAATTTAGGAGTAATCTCTGGTATCTCCTGATAGCCTACAAGAAAATTGAATTCTCGTGGTAAATCACCAATTTCATTCTCATTACACCACGCTATAGTATGCAAACCACTCGCCGTTTCAATATACTCAGGCGTTAGAATCCTGCATTTAGCACAGTTGAAAAGCATAACCGATGCCCATTCAAACCTATGATTCTCATCTTTTGAAACCATTACAGTATATTGATCATCAGCATGCGCAAATAGCTCTGCAATATCCGAGGTTAGTAATATATCCGCATCTAGAAATAGCGCCCAACCTTCATAGTTACATAAATATGGAACTAGAAATCTAGAAAAGGTAAAAGGCGTCAACCCAGTGCGCTTAAGAGGCAATTGCTCAATAACCAGAGGAGTAATAGCCACTGGTTTGGAAGAATGCCTATAAACGCTCTGGGCGAGCACAGATAAAGACACTGGCTGACGAGGGTCTGCCCCGATAAATATTGGAAGCATAACTAATCCTTAATACTTGGTAGAACGAGCTACGCCTGATACCGAGTCGTGCTTAACTGATTTGTTACACATTTTAGAATTAGTAGTCATATCTACTGGACCAGCTACAACGCTTGTACGACCTGCTGGGTTAGACATTGACTTAATTGTTTTGTACGAAGGCGAAGATACTCTTCCTGCTGATGCATTTTTCACTTTACAGTCTCCTCTAGAGCTTTTTTAAATTCCGAATAGCCGGGTCTAGGCTCGGCAACTATCCTATATTCTAGCACAATTTTGTTATCTTCATCATGCTTAACCTGCTCACAATGAAACATTCTAACAATAAATCGCTGCATAATTAAAGTGAGCCAAAACTGCTCATCTTCCTGAATTAAATGAGCATTCCTACCATCTGGCAAATGCTTCTTAGCTGGACCATGATGAATTACTAATAATATAGAAGACTTAGTAACCCTATACAAATCGTCCAAGACATCTAGCAGGCAGTCTGGCTCGATATGCTCTAAAACATCAGAGCAAATAACAATAGCAGCAGGATTTGGCGCCGCTGCATGCTCAGGAACACATGGATCATACTGCTTTATATCAAATGGTAAATTAGCAGCTAATGTACCCTTCCCACACCCATAATCTAAAATATCGGTAGTGCCTAACTTTTCGGCTATCCCCTTAACATAGTTGGCCATCTTAACCCCAGATGTGCCATATGCTTTCTTCTCGATATGCATCTGCTCGTTTAACTTTCTATATTCTTCGGTAATTAACATATAAATCTATCCTATAGTGGAGGAGTGTCAAGTTCATGCCGCACCATGTTCTCTAACTGAGAAATGCGAGCCCGCAGCTTTCTAAGTTCTGTAACATTGGCTGCATTATGTAATGCTTTTTCCAAATCAGTAGTTCCATATATGATCCATGCCTGCGCAGCTGGATCATACTTTAAGCTTTCTAATATTTTTTTAGTTAAATATTCAATCTCGTCATCAGTTAAATTAACTAGCATTTAAACTCCTCCTTTACTTTTTCAATAGCCACTTTAATCGTATACGCCCAATCACCAACCGATGGCTGCCAGATGTTCGTTATGCAATTATACCAAGGCATATCCTCGCCATACACACCCATTTGCCATAAATAATTATATGGGCATAGCTGATAAGCTTTAACACCAGCATCACCACACAAATGAATAATTGATTGCTGCACAGATATAATCACATCTAGCTTATTAATTAAACCAAGCGTTAAATTATAATCATCGACAATGTTTTTAAAATGATAAATTTCCTTGTGGGTGCTTTCTGAAAATCTATCAATTTCGTGCAAGGCATTATCATGATATTGCAATGAAATAAAGTTCGCATCTAAATTATCAAACAAAGGTATAAGTTGGCCCATAGGTAATACTCTGGATTCTTTGGACGACTTATTTGTGCCGCCTTTCCAGGAAAGGCCAATGTTTAATTTCTTTTTAGGCAATTTATCTAATGTATCTTGTGCAATTTTTAATGCATCTTCTTCGGCTATTAAATAAGGTTTTCTTGGGAAATCTTCTAGTTTTTTTCGATAATACTTGGCAATTGATCCAATTGGCACTTTATAATCTACATCATAATTTTGACACCATGCGACTTCATGATCCTTTCTAGTACCATAACAATCTATATTCAAATCCTTAAAAGCTCGTCGAAACATTCTATATAATCTGGGGTGCGCATCATATATAACCTTTTTACAATCCTTGACTAAATCAGGCATAATAGTTGCAAACATGAGCTCGTCACCTATGCCCTGCTCACCAAAAACAACAACTGTTTTATCTTTCTCGCCATTCCAGACTGGTGTGCCTTTTTGTCCAGGCTTATAATTTCTATCCTTTTTTGCAGTCTGTCTGTCGCCAAAATCATAATTAACAAAACCTTTTTCATAGTCCCCTGTTTCAAGCAGTACTAAAGACTGATTCCATTTAGCATTTCCATTATCTGGATTTATTTGTAAAGATTCTTCAAAGTATTTTAATGCAATCTCAGGCATATGCATTGCAACGTGAGCGCTGCCTAGATTGGCTATATAATCAGACAAAAGACTTTTAGCATTGGCGCCGCAATCATTTTGAAACTTTGCGCTTTTACCAATTTCAATTGACCGTTTAAAGGCTGCCACTGCTTTATCAAAATAACCAAGCTTACGATAACATCCGCCAACATTATTTATACATTCTGAGAAGTCTGGGTATAATAAAATAGCTTTTTCGTATGCCATTATAGCGGCACCAACATTTTCACGCTTGGAATAGTATGAGGCTAGTAAGTATAGATAGAAAAAGTTATTTGGATCTTGATCTAGTAAGTACAAAATCTTGGGGTACGCATTCTCAACTTTACCACCAACAATCTCGTCATGCGCAATCTGCGCTAATTCTTTTAAATTAATTAATGCCACTATTAACCCCTATCCCTTAGTTAATAGATAGTGACAAAATTTTGTAAAACAAGCAAGAGCCAAGAGTCGCGACAACCCACGACTCCAGGTACTGTTTCTACACATGGCAGATCAGCTAAGAGAAAACCCACTCGTACTTTCGCAGAGGAGTGGGCCATATCTTTAAGCATTACCCTGAAAAGTATAGAACACTGTCATCGCCATGTGAATGCTCGATGTTGCGGTACCAGGGGTCACACCAACATACATCTTGGCATATCTTGTAGCCTGACTATCAGGGCAAGATACCGTAAACGGCAATTGTCCCCCAATTGGAGTCACAAAATATGTAGATCCAATTGTCACAGCAGCCGCAAATAATGACAAGTTGGTAGCGCCAGTTGTTACCTCAATACCTATATCTACAGGCATCGAAGCAGCACCAGAGGAACCACGATATTCGATTTCAACAATTTGTGAACCTGTTGGAATCTTCATCATTTGCACAGTCAATGCATTCGCACTCGCTGTAATATCAGTTCCAGAGTAAGTGTAGTTCGTGGATTTGCTGATTAACCCTGTAGGCATATTAACAATTACACTAGCACTCATCGCTGTTGCAGTAGTATTAGTAGTCATTTATTAAACACCTCCATGAGCTGCGCCGGTAGTGTAAATAGTGATTACACCAAAGTCGAGCGAGTTAAACACAGTCTTCTTTAAACCCCATATCATACCAGCTGAGACACCTAACTGATTCCCATAGTCGAATAATTCTTCTACCCAACTGACTTTATTTCCTGCATTATCTTGACCAAATGCTAGAACTGCTGATTGCGCACCACACATGATTGCGCGATAAGCACCGTTAGCATCTTGGGTAATACGTGAGGTTTCATGGAAAATAACCCCGTTATACATTCCAAGTGAACCTGTAAAAATTGGGTTGTTAGTGATGCCGCCACCTTGAAGCACGGCTTGTTGAATGTCAAACCATTGCGCCGCTGTAGTTGATGTACGCATCGATGTTACTTGGTATGGATGCAAGAAACATACGAAGTAATCAGAGCCTTCAATCTTAATCGGACGTAATGGGTAGCCAGTCCCTGCGCAACTGTTGTCCAACTTAGCTTGCTCTAATGCATAATCAATCATTGTTAGATTGAATACGTTAGAAGCAGTGGCGCCTGCTGATACTACCGAAGCTGTAGTTGAGCTATTAGCTAAAAGCACGTTAGTTGGAGCTGTTGGTGTTTGCAAGCCAGCTTGTGCTGGGGTTGCAGTAGTTAAACCTATAAGCTTTTTGAATATTTTCTATTTCTTCATAAGTAATATTATCTTGTAGTACATCATCAGAGCTTTTAAAGTTATCATCCAACGAATAGCTATATCTGGCCGCCTTGTCTTTGAATGAAACTAAATATCCCAGGGCTGTGTTAATTGCAATTCTATGTAGCCACGTACG